TTGGTCTGGATTGCCAGCTAATGCTAGAGTAGAGAACTTGTCTAGTCAAGGCAATATCCCTGCCGCTAGAGATTTCTTGAAGGATGTTAAAACCTGGATGCATGAGCTTTCGGGAATTCCTGAAAAGTCTCTTGGTGGAGAGAGAAAGATAAGCAATACATCTGCTACTTCATTGGCTATTGACTTCGAACCATTAATTGAGTTGGCCGATGATGTTAGATTTTATTTCGATGAGGGTATTGAAAAGGTTAATGAGCTTATCATTGACATTGGTATATACACCGGAGCTATTTCTTCTGATTTAGAAGCTCCTGAGCTTTATGAATGTGCAATAGACCACGGTGCATTATTGCCAAGAGATAGAAGTATTGACCTTGCTGATATTAACTCTGAGATGAATCTTGAAATAGAGTCTAAGAAGGGTGCTATGGCGCGTCTTGGTGTTAGAAACATACCTGAAAAGGTAAAAGAAATACAAGACGAGAAGGAAGAAGAGAAGAAAATAGAGATGGAGTTGGCTCAAAAATACATGCCACCTGAAATGGTTGGTCAAATGGGTGATGTAGATAACTTGACAAAACCTGATATGTATGCTACAAATGAAGGAACAACTCCTAAGAAACGTAAAGCACGAAAAGCAATAAATGATAATCCTGACGTTCATGGTCAACAAGTAACAAACGAAGAAACGGTTAAGAAATCATAGGAAACTATAAGGAAGAAGGTCAGGTCTAAGATATGATTTGACCTTCTTTCCCTGGCACAAAGTAAAGTTAGTTCTTTAATAAGCCGATATGAATACTAACGACACTTAAAGTAAGGGGGTGAGATGGCTAGAGGCAGTTTCAAACCTGAAAAATCTGCAAAGAATACAGAGAAGCAAGGTGTATTCAATAAAGCAGTAAGTGAACTACGTCCAAATACGTTTGACGATTCTGCTAACGATGACGCTTGGGCGAAAAAAGTTGTACAAAGGGATTGGGAGCATCCTTATGATGCTGACTTGAATCCCGATGGACCGCACGATTAATTAGAAAGGAGAAAGAAAATGGCTGACGAACTAGAAAAGGATGAGTCGCAGAACGAAGACGAGAAAGACGAAAAGGAACTAGAAGGTAAGGAAACCCCTGGAGAGGGGAAAGAAGTAAAGAAAGAAACAAAGAAAGAAGATAAATCTGCTGACGTTGAAGCTTACAAAAAAGCTATCGCAGAAGCCGAAATCGAACGTATTCGTAAAGAAGAAAAGGATAAGCTATATGCTTCCTTTGAAAAGTATAAAGAAGACGCTCGTAAGGCTGAAGACGCTAGAAAAGTTGCTGAAGACAAGTTGAAGGAATATGAAACTTCTAAGCTTTCTGCTGAAGAACAAGCTGTTTTGAAGCTACAGCAATTGGAGGAATCCAATAGTAGACTTCAAGAACAAATGGAATCTTTGGTGGAAGAAGCTAATAGCAAGATTACGACTCTACAGTTGGAACTTGTTAAGAAAGAAGTGCTGGCTCAATATGGTGATGAAATAATTCCTGCACTTGTTACCGGAAGCACTATTGAGGAAATTAGTGAAAGTGCCGAAAAAGCTCATAGGGAATATGTTTCTATTCAGGAACGTACATTAGCTAAAGCCAAGGAAGTTGGCAAACCGAAGTCACAAATCGGTACTGGAGTTAGTCCTCAGAACGATAGGCTTAATGCTGGAGTTACTGTGGCAGACATTAATAAAGTTAATGACCCAAAGATTTGGGAAGCGAATAGAGATAAATTTCTAGAGGAAGCTCTGAAACAGATATCATAATCTTAAAGAAAGGAAAGGGGGTGAATAACTAGAATGACAAGTTATCTTACTACTGCTCTTGCAGCTACGGGTGGAACTAATGTAAGACTTTCGGAGGTAGTTCTTACTATCTATTCGAAAGATATTATGTTCCAAGCGCAGCCTGTTCTAAGATTTGACCAGTTTGCTCAGGTTAAAACCGACCTTTCCGCTACTCCTGGTAAGCAAATTACCTTCTTCAAGTACAATAACCTAAGTGCTGGTGGAATTCTGACAGAGGGTACGCCTTTGGCTACCAAAGCTCTGGCAGGTTCTCAAGTGTCTATCGCGGTGTATGAATACGGTAACGCTGTTGCTGTATCTAATATGCTGTTGGTGACTGCCTTCACGGATGTTATGGCTGATACTGCCAAACTGCTTGGTCAAGACTATGCTAAAGTAATTGATGGTTTGGCGAGAGATACAATCGAAGCTGGTGCGGGTAGTTCTGTATTTGCTAACGATAGAGCTAATGCTGATGCCGTTACATCTACTGACTATCTAACAATGGAAGAAATTAAAGACGCTGTGGAGATTTTGGCAACAAATAACGCACAGAAGATTAATAACGACCATTGGGTATGTTTTGTCCATCCTCACCAAAGCCGTAATCTACGTGATGACGACGATTGGGTAACAGTTGGTAAACTAGACCCGCAAAGACTGTATAATGGAGAGATTGGTCGTATTGATGATGTTATCTTTGTTGAGACTACACAGGTAAGCATTGATGCTAATGAGGCCGCTACTCCTGTTGATACATACTCTTCTATCATGATTGGCGACAACGCTTTCGGTAAAGCCGTGGCGCTGCCTGTTGAAATGCGTGATAACGGAGTTGTAGACTTCGGGCGTGAGCGTGACCTAGCTTGGTATACAATCTGCGGATACGGTGTACTTAACGCTGATAATATCGTGAAAATCGTAACTGCCTAATCCTCTGATTGGTGTTGACAATGTGGGGAGTGGATGATATACTACGTTATATTGTCTACTCCCCTATTTCATAAAGGAGATTAAATGAGCAAGGTAAAAACCGCTATTTTCGAAGATGAGGAAGCTCTACAGAGCATCGAAGAACTGAAAGAGACTAAAGAAGAGCCTGTTGAGCCGAGCGAAGAAGAGATTGAGAACTTTTTTACCCATACCCCTATTAAAGTGGAAGAGCTTCCACAAATTGATACGGATACGGTAGAAGTCATTCCTTTGAAAGATGACCATTTTTCTTTTGGTGGAACATGGTATCATTTAACTAAGGGAAAGAGACAGCTTGTTCCAACTCATGTTCGTGACTTTTTGCTTCGTAATAAACAGAATCCTAGAATAAAGGATATTTATTAAGGACTAAATGGTAAACTATAATCACATATTCTTGCAAAAAACTGGTCAATTTGACCTTACTAGCCCTTGGGATGATACTAAGGTAGAAGGCTTTCTAGACAATACGGCCTTCATAATCTCTAGAGACTACTCTACTCCTTGGGCTGATTTTGACTCGGTTCCTGATAATTTTCAATATCCAGTAGCCGTGTATGCTGCAAGAGAGTACTGGTGGTTTAAAGCTGGAGAATATGCCAGCAAGTTTGATATGCAAGTAGGACAGGGAACTCAAAAGTCTACTCAGCTATTCTATCGTGCATTAGAAATGATAGACTATCTTTCAAAAGAACTAGAGTCTATTGCTAAGGATATGATGGATACTGGTTCTGCTGGTGATGTTCTTATTGGGCAACTAGTTAAGAGAAGTAAATTCACTGGATATCTAGTACCTAGAAGTGATGACCCAGCAGGAGACTGGACTAGTTAATGCCTAAGTTTACTCCAGGAGATACAGGTTTTTACTGGAGAATTATGCCGAGTCGTAATTCCTTGGTTTGGAATTCACTTACGACTAGCATGGCGACTTTGGCTTATAGGGGAGCAGGAACAAGAGGGCATCATTCGGTGTTTAGTTTTGACCCTTCTTCTATAAACAGCAGAAACATTCAATGGTTACTGGCCTTAGATAGAGTTGGAACTTCTAGAGAGACTAGAAGAGCGTTAGAAGAAGTTGGTTCATATATAGCTCATGAAGTTAATGCTAGAATCTTTGATGAACAAGGAAAGCAATCTACAGGTGCGTGGCCTGGATTAGCTCCTGCAACAATTGTGTGGAGAATTACACATGGGTATGCTGATGGTCCAATTCTAGAGGCTTCTGGAGCTTTAAGGCAAATAGCTACGTCTGACGCAGCTATAAATGAGATTAGGACTGGTAGAAACCCAAGAGTTATTATGGGTGGTGCTAATTGGCCTTCAGGTGAGCCTGACAATTTGATGGAGAAATACTTTACGCATATGGGTGGAAGCTTGAATGGATTTATTCCTCCAAGACCTTTTATGCCAGAGTCTCCTGAAGACTTTACTGAGAGAGAAGAAGAGCATATCAAGAATATCTTCAGAGAACACATATACGAGATATATGAGAGGATATAATGCTAATAACAGGGATTGAAAACAAAATCATTGATATGCTTACGGAAGCTACTATAGACAACGTATCAACTTATGTTGTTAAGGGGATACATGATTTCCTCCTAGATTGGGAAGAATACGAAGAGTATCCGCGTGTTGTGGTAGCATGTGAAGAGATGAATCTTGATACTCAAATGATAGGTGGGGCTGTAACAAAGGAATATGTAGTAAACATTTTCATCCTTTGTTACGATAAGAATAAAGAAGAGTGTTTGATTCAGCGTGATACAGTCTTGGAACGAGTCGAAGCATGTTTACGCTCTAATCAAAGATTAGATAATTTAGCCGATAATACTAATACGGAGCGCGTTTATGGCTCCGAGTTAGGAAGAACTAGACTTTCGAAGTCAGGGATGGTTGAAGATTACCATTCCGTTGCATGGGTTCAGTTTAGAGTTTTTACCGATAGGAACATTCCAGTATAAGGAAAGGGGGTGAATAACTTAAATGACAATTACAGGCTTAGTTGGACATTTAGGCGTAGGAGTTCAGGCGGCTGGTAAAGTAGCGGAAGCTGATATAGCTTCTTTCGAACCTACCATTACTGACTTCTTCGTTATTACAGAAGAGAGCTTCGCGGCTGAAAACAACCCTATGGTTGCTGAGAACGAAATCGGTAGAGGTCGTGACCGTACTGGTGCTGTTGCTGGAGGTTATGCTATTGCTGGTGGTTTTGGTGGATACGCTAGAACTACTGACTTAGGATTGCTTCTACAAATGGCGCTTAGTGATGATGAGTCTGCTTGCGCTCCTAGTGGTTCTACAGGAATCGCTACGGTAGTTCCTACAGACTATCTAGACTTCTGGACGATTGAGAAAAACGTTGGTGATACTTTGTATCAATGGCTAATCAATGGTAAGTTGAATTCGCTGACAATCTCTGTTAATCAGGGAGAGATTGCGAACTACACTTGCGATTGGGTTGTTACATCTGAAAAGAAAATCGAATCTGGTGATGCGAATTCTCCTTCCTATGCTGATGATGACTTGTTAGCTTTCCACGGTGGCTTGCTACAACTTGGTGGCGTACAGTATAACAACATGGAATCTGTAGAGATTGCAATTAATAACAACCTTTCAAATGACGAGTATACAGTACATCCTTCAAGATTCTTGAATGACGTTACTGAAGGTGCGCGTACATTTGACTTGAACTTCAATCAGGTATTCCAGACTGCTGATGACTATGCTAACTACACCTATGGTGCGGTTGGTAGAACAACTCCTGGTTATGACTTGTATGAAGACGATGTGTATTTCTTGCTGATGAACGCACAGACTAAAGTTGCTGCTACTGAGTATATCGAATTCTTCTTCCCCCGTGTGATGTTTGGTGGGTTGCCTGTTACCCTTGCGTCTGGTAGAATTGTTGTTGCTAACACCGGAACCGTATTGGCTCCTGCTGTTGGTAACATCATAACTGTGTATTACAAGTAATAGCTTAGAAAGGATTTAGAAAATGGCTCAAAAAATCTATGTACAAAACGCGCCGACAATTAATCGAGTTTATTTACCTTGGGAGAAAGATGAAGTAGAAGAAGACAAGACTTGGTTTGAGCATCGCAAAATGACCGAAGCTGACTACCAGAAGTTTGTTGACTTATCCTCTACGGTTAAGTTAGCGAATGCAAAGAAAAAAGGCAACAAAGACGGGGATGATAAAGCTGAAGTTGATATGATGCTAGGTACAACAAGAGCATTCTTGATTAAAACTCTGATGACTAATTGGAATGTTATTGATGAGACTGGCAAAGTATTAGCAGCTACTCCGAACAAT